GCAGCAAGTGGTATGGAATGGATCCAGAGAAGATCAAATCCATATGGAAAGATGAATCAGACCGTGCTATTGAGTTAGGTACCTGGTATCATAATCAAAGAGAAGCAGATATCCTTGACTGTAACACTATCACGCGCGAGGGATGTGACCTACCTATATTCAAAAGCTTAGAAGTAGATGGATACAAAACAGCACCAAATCAGAAATTATCTGAGGGTGTTTACCCAGAACATTTTGTCTATTTAAAATCTGCAGGTATATGCGGACAGTCGGACAGAGTAGAAATTGTTAATGGTAAGGTTTATGTCTACGATTATAAGACTAACAAGGAAATAAAAAAAGAATCATACAAAAACTGGGAGGGAGTTTCTAAGAAAATGAATTCTCCTGTAAACCACCTCGATGACTGTAATTATAACCACTACAGTCTACAGTTAAGTATGTACATGTATATTATTTTAAAGCACAATCCTAAACTTAAACCAGGAGGTCTTATTCTAGACCACGTAATCTTTGAAGATATTGGTATAGATGAAAGAGGTAACAAGATCCACAAATTAGATAATAATAATAACCCTATTATTTCTAAAATTGAAAGGTACGAGTTGCCATATCTTAAGACAGAGGTTATAGCTATCATAAGACATTTAGAGCAATGATGTTACAGTTAGACCCTATGATACCAATCTTTAGGGTTTCTGATAAAATGGAAGGGTATGCTTTTTTAGTTATAGACTACAGTCAAGAGCACGATCTTTTATTTACATGTGCAATGGATGATGGAGAGATATGGACATTGAATAATAAAGAAATACGATTTTGTAAAAATATAAGCTTAGACAGAAAATGATTGTAAAACTATTTGATATTCAGAACAATGTGGTAGTTCCTACGGAGCATTGTTACACTCTTGAGACTCTCAAGAAAATAATGGATGAACATCCCGAAGACTATCTTAAAATATATCAGTATATATTTTACATGACGTGTCCAAATCCTGATATAAATCCTTTCTTTAATATATCTGAAACAGACAAGGAAGAAATAATAATGCACGAAATAAATGCTGAGTTTTCTACTGATGACGAAAGTATAATTGCAGCACTAAAATTCTGTAAGGACTTATATGAAACTCCTACCTCTAGAGCATACAGGGGTATAAAACAAATGCTAGATAAACTAGCAGATTATATGGAGTCCACAGAGATTACACATGGTAGGGATGGTAATATTAACTCTCTTGTAGCTGCTGCCGCTAAGTTTCAGCAAATCCGCGAAAGTTATAAAGGTGCCTTTAAAGATCTCCAAGAAGAACAGAAAAGTCAAGTACGAGGCGGGCAAGGACTTGCATATGATCAACTAGATTAATTTTGACTTAACCTATTTACCCGTATCTTTATAGTATGGGACGCACTAACATAGAAAAGACACCCCCAAAAGGTGATATTAAGTTCTCGATAACTTTATCGGAAGAACAGAAAAGAGCTAAGGAGCTTATTATTAGCAAACCATATAGTTTTCTAATAGGTTTTGCAGGAAGTGGTAAAACACTTGTTGCTGTACAGATAGCGTTAGATTTATATTTTAAGCGAAAAGTAAATAAGATAATTATTACTAGACCAACTGTATCTACTGAAGATAATGGTTTTCTTCCTGGATCTGAAAAAGAAAAAATGGAACCTTGGTTAGTACCTATAAAATCTAATATGAGAAAGGTATACGACAAGGCGGATATTCTAAACAAAATGGAAGAAGAGGGTGCTATTGAATTAGTATCCCTCAGTCACTTCAGAGGTAGAACATTTGAAAATGCTGTATGTATAGTAGATGAGTTTCAGAATTTAACCAAAGCACAGCTTCAAATGTGTGTGGGTAGATTAGGTAAAGACTCATATATGATATTTACAGGAGATGTGCAGCAGATAGATCTTAAAATAAAAAGTGATTCTGCAATCCACGATATACCAAAAGTAGAAAAGTCTAAGTTTGTAAATAAGATTATTCTTACAGAAAATCATAGGCACGAAGCTCTCAACGAGATTCTAAAATTGTTAAATGAGTACTGAAATATATCAGAATATACCTACCTATGAAAATGGTAATTGGACACTGACTAGTTTTGATAGCAGACAGGACTTTTACAATTTTATATTTTCTATTTTTAAAGAACCTGGTAAGTATGAGTTTGATGAAACCAGTAGATTGTTTAATGAACAAGCAAAACTCTTTAATAAAAACGGAGTGTATTGCATTGCACCATCCGGAACTAAAGACTATATAAAATACTGGGACACAGAAAAAGAAAAATGTAGGAAAGGAGTTATTTACAAGGCGGGTACCAAAAATTGGTACATTACTCGTGACTACTATATGTGGTTAAACTTCTTACCTATCTATAATAAAGAGACTCAGAAGTTTGGTTTTGCTGATGTTCGGGATGCACAGTATCATATGTCTTTATATGAGATTCTAGCTGAATTAGATTATAAACACTGTGCTATATTAAAGAAACGTCAGATAGCAAGCTCATATTTTCATTCTGGTAAATTAATTAACCAGATATGGTTTGAGGAAGGGGTGACTTTGAAAATGGGAGGGAGTCTAAAAGACTATGTAAACGAGAAAGGTACGTGGAAGTTTTTGCAGGAATACGAAGCTTTTTTAAATAAACATACAGCGTGGTACAGACCTATGAACCCGCAGAAAGCAATGTTTTGGCAGCAAAAGATTGAGATTGTAAACTTTATTGGTGGTCAGAAAAGGAAGACAGAAAAGGGACTTAAAGGTGTTATTCAAGCAATGTCCTTTGAAAAAAGTCCTACTACAGGTGTCGGTGGTCCTTCAAAGTATTTCTTTCATGAAGAAGCTGGTATCGCACCTAGGATGAACGAAACCTATGAGTATCTACGTCCTGCGTTACGTTCAGGTATGATTACAACAGGTATGTTTGTAGCTGCTGGATCAGTGGGTGATCTTAGTCAGTGCGAACCATTGCGTAAACTTATACTTCAGCCTGATGCTAACGATATATATTCTGTAGAAACTAATCTTATAGATGGTATAGGTACTACCGGACGCAGCGGTCTTTTTATACCTGAACAATGGTCTATGCCTCCATATATAGATGACTATGGTAATTCTAAGGTAGAAGAATCTTTAGAAGCTTTAAATGAACAGTTTGCTAAATGGAAGAAAGATCTAGATCCACAGGAATATCAGCTCCGTATTTCACAGCACCCTAGAAATATAAAAGAAGCATTTGACTTTAGAACTCTTTCTATTTTTCCTGCGCACCTGGTTACTGCACAAATACATAGAATAGAAGAGAAGCTATACCCATATGAGTTTATTGACTTATATAGAGATATCAAAGGTGATATTATTGCAGAGACAACAAATAAACTCCCTATTATGGAGTTTCCTATTAGTAAGAAAACTGAAGATAAAACAGGAACAATTGTTGTTTGGGAAAGACCTAGTAAAGAACCTGAATTTGGTACATACTATGCGTCAATTGACCCGGTATCTGAAGGTAAGACTACTACATCCGATTCTCTCTGTTCTATATACATTTACAAAGGTCCTGTAGAGGTAACTAAAAATAACGGTTCAGAGGTACAAACCTATATAGAAAGAGATAAGATTGTTGCGGCGTGGTGTGGTCGCTTTGATGATATAAAAAAGACACACGATCGTTTAGAACTGTTAATAGAATGGTATAATGCGTGGACAATTGTGGAAAACAATATCCCGCAGTTTATTACCCACATGATCGATAGGAAAAAGCAACGATACCTGGTACCTAGATCACAAATTCTATTTTTAAAAGATCTGGGTGCAAATGCTAATGTATACCAGGAGTACGGGTGGAGAAACACCGGTACCCTATTTAAGAGTCATATGTTAAGCTATGCTATAGATTTCTTAACAGAAGAGCTAGATCAGGAGGTTACAAGTGAAGGTAAAATAGTAAGAACTACTTATGGTATAGAACGTATACCAGATCCTATGCTTCTTAAAGAAATGATGGAATATAGAGATGGTGTAAACGTTGACCGTCTTGTTTCGTTTGCTGCACTAATAGCATTTTCTAAAGTGCAGCAGGCAAACAGGGGATATAAGAAAAGATATGAAGAAACTGCAGACGCAAAAAAATTGGATAATAATAATAAATTCAGTAAATTAGTTAGGAGCCCGTTTCGTCACATTGGTGGAGCGGCAAAACCTTTTGACAATATGCGTTTGCCAAAACAACCGTTTAGAAATTTAAGATAGTATGCAGATATATAATGCAATGCAGATTAAGGCGGGTGCTAAGACAGAGTACAACAAAATGGGTACTCTTAACCAGCCTATTCAGTTTTTACCAAGATCTAAAAAAGACAAAGATTGGGCAGCATGGTGTCTTGATTGGTTGGAGTGGCAAGGACTAAAGATGGTACGTCGCAATGCGCGCCGACTAATGAAAAACTATAAACTTGCAAAAGGTCTTATAGACAGAACAGATTATGTTATTGAAGAAGATAATGAGTATGCTGATCTTATAGACACCTTAACAAAAGAAGATGCATCTGCATTAGAGCTAAAGTTTTATCCGATTATACCTAACGTTATTAATACTCTGACATCTGAGTTTTCTAAACGTGTTACTAGAGTTACCTATGGTGCTGTAGATGAGTATTCTTATAATGAGATGTTAGAGCAGAAGAAAGCTGAAGTTGAACAATTGCTAGTAACAGACGCTAAGCAGAAAATGATGGAGCGTATGATACAGATGGGAGCAGATCCAAATGATCCTGAATTCCAGCAGCAAATGTCTCCAGAGAATCTCAGATCCCTACCTCAAATAGAAGCATTCTATCAAAAAGACTACAGGTCTATGATAGAACAGTGGGCAGAACACCAACACCGTGTAGATACTGAAAGGTATTATATGGATGAGTTGGAAGAACGTGGGTTTCGTGATCTGTTAATTACTGATAGAGAATTCTGGCACTTTAAGATGCTAGAGGATGATTATGATATTGAGTTATGGAATCCAGTGCTTACATTTTACCAAAAGTCTCCGGAAACTAGATATATATCTGACGGAAACTGGGTAGGTAAGTATGATATGATGACTGTTGCTGACGTTATTGACAAGTATGGCTGGTTGATGACAGAAGAACAGATGACAGCTATTGAACTTATCTATCCTGTACGATCTGCAGGTTATCCTATTCAAGGTTATCAAAATGACGGTGCCTACTATGATGGTACAAAATCACATGCATGGAATACTAACATGCCCTCTTTGGGTTATCGTCAGTTTACTTCTATGTGGGATAGCGCAATGTATGGTGGGGATATAGTTAACTGGATTATGATGGAGAATGAAGACTATCTAGATATGGGTATGTCAAACCTTCTCCGTGTTACTACAGTATATTGGAAATCACAAAGACGTGTAGGACATTTAACCAAAATCACATTATCAGGTGAAATTGTTAGTGAAATAGTTGATGAAGACTATGTAATTACAGATAAACCTGAATATAATGTGAGTTTGATAAAAAATAAAAATAAGCACACACTTGTATTCGGTGAGCATATTGACTGGATCTGGATTAACCAAACATGGGGTGGTGTAAAGATTGGTCCAAACAGACCTACATTCTGGGGTACAAATAACCCTGGAGGTATTACTCCTATTTATCTAGGTATAAACCAGAACCATATTGGTCCACTTAAATTCCAGTTTAAAGGTGACAATTCTCTATACGGATGTAAACTTCCGGTTGAGGGATCTGTATTCTCAGATAGAAATACTTATTCAAGGTCTCTTGTTGACCTGATGAAACCTTTTCAGATTGCATATAATATTGTTAATAACCAGATTGCAGATATTCTTGTAGATGAACTTGGTACTGTAATCATGCTTGACCAAAACTCACTACCTAGACATTCACTGGGAGAAGATTGGGGAAAGGGTAACTTTGCTAAAGCTTATGTTGCAATGAAGAATTTCCAGATGTTACCTCTGGATACTTCAATTACTAACACAGAAAATGCTCTGAACTTTAATCATTTCCAGAAACTGGATATGTCACAGACAGAACGTTTGATGTCTAGGATACAACTAGCTCAGTATTTTAAACAGCAAGCATTTGAGGTAATTGGTATAACTCCACAGCGTTTGGGGCAGGAAATTTCTAGACAAACTGCTACAGGTATAGAACAATCTATCAATGCTAGTTATGCTCAAACAGAATCTTACTTTATACAGCACTGTGATTATCTGATGCCGCGCGTACACCAGATGCGTACAGATCTAGCACAGTATTATCACTCAACAAAACCATCAACAAGACTTAATTACATAACCTCTCTTGACGAAAGAAAAAACTTTGAGATAAATGCTACAGATTTCCTTCTTCGTGATGTTAATGTTTTTGCCACTACCAAAGCAAATCAAAGAGCGATTTTGGAACAGCTTAAACAACTTGCTATTAACAATAATACTGCTGGTGCTAGCATCTATGACCTTGGTAATATTCTTAAGTCTGACTCCATTGCAGAAGTTAGTCACATTCTCAAGAAAACAGAGCAAAAAGCGGATCAAATAAGACAACAAGAACAGCAACAGCAACAGCAAATGCAGGAGCAAATGATCCAAGCTAAGCAGCAAGAGCAACAACTAAAACTTCAGTTTGAAGCTGATGAGAGCGATAAGGATAGACAAGCTAACATTCTGATTGCTCAAATTAGGTCTGCAGGTTACGGAGCAATGATGGATATTAACGAAAATAAGCAATCTGACTATCTAGATGCAATGGATAAGATTCAACAGACTGAAAACTATCAACAGACTATGTCATTAAATCAAGAAAAGGAAAATAACAAGATGATGCAGTCCAGAGAAAAGATTGCAGTTGATAGAGAGAAAATTAATGCTCAAAAAGAGATTGCTCAGACACAATTAAGAATTGCACAGGAGAATAAAAACAGGTTTGACATACCAAATAAAACAGAACAAAAGGATAAGAAAAAGAAGAAGTAGCTATATTCTCCGCTTTATTTACACTAAGCAAAAAATTTTTAAAGTTTAGGTGTATATATTTGCTTATATTATTAGTGTAGCATTTAATTAAACCAACAAATTAAAATGAGTAAAACAGAAGAAAATACCGTAGTTGAGCAGGTCGATTTAGACCTTGACAACATCTTGGGTACACCAGGTGCGGAAAATGTCATGCTTCCAGAAGAGAAAAAACCAAATGTCTTTTCATCTGGAAAACCAGACCTTTCTTTTATAGAGAAACCTGATGACGAAAAGAAAGAAGACACAGGTGACTTTGCAGATGTATTAAAAGATGTAGATCCTGAGGACGCATCTCTTAATACAGCACCCATAATATCAGAAGAAGATACTAAAAAGACCCCAGGTCGCAAGTCTGTATCTAAAGATGGTACAGTAGAACTCGTAAAGAAACTTATTGATGCTGGTCAAATCATTCCATTTGATGATGAGAAACCAATCGAAGACTATTCTATTAACGACTTTGAGGAACTTCTTCAAGCTAACTTTGAAGAGCGTGAGCAAAAGATTCGTCAGAATACACCAGCAGAATTTTTTGAATCTCTCCCTGAAGAACTTCAGGTTGCTGCTAAATATGTAGCTGATGGCGGTCAAGATCTCAAAGGTCTTTTCCGCGTGCTTTCACATGTTGAGGAAACTTTTGAACTAAACCCAGAGGAACCTAATCATCAAGAAAGAATTGTTAGAGAATATCTTACAGCTACAAATTTTGGTACAGCTGAAGAAATTCAAGAAGAGATTGATAGCTGGAAGGATAGGGATGAGCTTGAAGCAAAAGCAAACAAGTTCAAACCGAAACTCGATGCTATGCAGGCAAAGGTTGTACAACAAAAGCTTGCACAACAGGAGGAACTAAAACGTAGACAACAGCAACAAGCTGAAGCTTACATGCAGAATGTCTATAATACAATTGCTCCTGGTGAACTTAATGGTATCAAACTTGACCGTAAAACACAAGAGTTGCTTTATGGTGGGTTGGTACAACCATCTTATCCTAGTATAAGCGGTAGACCTACTAATCTTTTAGGACATCTACTTGAAAAATATCAATATGTAGAACCTAACCACTCTCTTATTGCTGAAGCACTTTGGTTACTAGCTGATCCAAACTCTTATAAAAATAAGATTATGGAACAAGCTCAGAAAGCAGCTGTCGAGAAAACAGCTCGTATGCTAAAGACTGAAGAAGCAAGAAAGACCACAGGTTCACCTGTTGTAGAAAAAGAAGAAGTAAAACAAAGAACGATTAAACGTAATAACAACTTTTTTAAACGATAAAATTAACCTTTAATAATTTAAGTTAAATGGCAACTCCAGTTTTAAATAATGGTATATTTCTACGAGATACCAACTACGCAGCTAGTTCACACGTAGATTCATACCACCTGGTAAACATGCTGAAGAATGCAGAACCAATGGACATGGGTCCAGTTGATCTGTGGGCAATGGCGCAAAAAGTCGAAATGCCTCTCTATCAGATGTCTTCCTTCGGTGGTAAGAATGTGATCATGGTTGACAATGCAAGAGGTGAGTACAAATGGCAGACACCAGTTGTACAAGATCTTCCTTACGTTGTTGAAGATATTGAATCATCAAACGTTACCAAAGGTATTGATGGTACAACCTTCAAAATTAAACTTTCACGTCGTGAGTTTGGTCATGGTGATATCATCACTTATGACAAATACAACGGTGTGGAGATGTATGTTGTTCCCGATCAAGACATTATTCCACTCGGTGATGGTTTTATTTACACTGTACAACTTGTAAATAACGACAGCACTAAGTTCTTGGATAACAAGTATCTTGCTTCTGGTACCAAAGTATTCCGCAAAGGTTCTGCTCGTGGTGAGTACGGAGAGCGTTTCTCTGATATTCAACTACAGTCAGGTTTCCGTGAATTCTACAACTTTGTAGGTGGCGCTGAAGCTCACGTACACTATTCTATTTCATCACGCGCTGATCTTATGATCAAAGGTGGTATGAATGCAGATGGTACTGTACCTGTAACTGAAATCTGGAGAAACTTTGACCAGAACATGGATCCTTCTATTACTAACCTTGAGAACATGGTTAGC